GTTGGTAAGCCAGTTGCAAATATGCCCCTATGGATTAAGATGGACACCCTTTCACAACAGTTGAATGTTGTGGAATGGCGTTGGGTAAAAGCGCATAATGGAAATCCAATGAATGAATTGGTTGATAAATTGGCTAGGGAATGTGCTACATCTATTGCTGAGGATATCCATCCCCAGGGACATCGTCTGGGCTAGGGCATGGTATAATATCTGGACATTCACAAGGCACAATGTATCCTTCACCATTCGCAAATAAGAATGGTTTTCTATCATTTGGACCAATACTGTTATTTGGTGATGTAGGAACAGGAACACATCTATATGGGAACAACATACGAATTTCTCCATCTGATATTCTGAATATATTGTAACCTAATCCATATATTCTGAGTTCTCTACGATAAATACTTTGTGGAACTAATTTTGTTTTAAATATTTGATTTCTTATGAGACTAAAGTTTCTTTGGCCAGTGGGCATACCTTTTTCAGGCTCAGTTGCGAAAGAGTAAGAATAGAATCGTCTAGACATTGGTGTTCTTTTATGATGAAGCCCACTTTGAATAGATTTTAAGAAGAATGCTCTTCCGGATTCATCATTAAGAACTTCTTCATTATCTAATATCATTCGCATATCATAAATATGTTCAAAATAGTTAATGTTTGATTGATAGTCTACTTCTACCCCAATGTTGTCATAATTACAAGCAGACAATATCATATCATTACTAAATCTTAAACATTGGAAAACAAAATAAAATTCTTTTATTGGATTTATAAAATTAGTTCTCGCAGTCCAATCATATTCACCCAATGGAATGAGTTGATTATCGGCTTGTTGAACTTGTGTAAATGCATAATCTCTACATGTATTCATGACTTTATATTTTTCATATTGATCCAATAAAATGAAATCTGCATTTAATTTGAAATTTTTAACTTCTACATCATCTAGAATTTTTAATGAAACTGTTTTTAATTTATAATCTGAAGTGTGATAAATTGTTTCACCATCCCTTGACATTGCTACATGAACTGCATTTCCTAAAGTATTATCAACTGGTTTATTATATTCAATATTATATTGACCAGATTCTCTTATATAGACTCTGTATTGGGATAAACCAAAAATACCAACAACTATTCTAGAACCATCACTTGAAATATCAAACTTAGCATTATTTTCAATGACATTAATTGATGTTTGTGTGTCTGCTTCAATGTTGAATACATATAGAATACTATTTACAATATCTAAAGCAACAACATGTGTACCATCACCAGATATTCTTGTGTATCTTAATTGTGCAGTTGGTTCTGCAGCAGTGAGTGTTTTATACACAAATGGGTTTTGATCATCCGTGTAGTCTAAAACTTTAATTGTATTTTCAAAAGTTGTAATATGAGATGGATCTGTATTACTTGTAAATCCAACAGCTACTTTTATACCTTCATCATCTACCCACACTGACTGTCCATAACCTGCACCAATATTTATATCTGACACTAAATCATTATTAATGTATGAATAAACATTTCCAAATTCTGGGTCCCCAACGAAATATTCGTTATATTTGGGAACTGTAGATACACCCATTCCCCGAGAGTGGAATTGTGTCCCTGTGCCAATAATTCTACCACTTGTAATTCTTTGTGTTTCTGGGAAAGATGGGTCATTTTGTCTATATAAAAAGTTTGTTTGAAATCTTGTATATGCTATTGATTCAATAGTTAAATCTTCAATACTTTCCCTAACATATTTATTATTTACTCCATAGAATTCAATTTTATCACCTTTATGTGCCCAAATATATGGTGTTAACCTATTCATAATTCTTAATTGTGATGTAATCATTCCCACACCACCAAAAGTTGTTCCATCTTTTTGGTTTGTATCTAAATTAGGAATGTATTTTATGTCAAGAATATTTTGATTTGTATTTAAATCATATGCTGATTGATAAGGTGTTATTGGGTATTCAAATTTTTTGAAATTTTTTGATAATATGAGTTCTTCTAATCTTCTAGTTTTTATTTCAATTTCAACTTCTTGTGTTTTGATCGCACAAATTGGAATAGCAAGTTCTGGTTTTTGATAAAAGTGAAATGGAATATTTACAACAAATTTTTGTGTTCTATTATAATTGACAACTGCATATTGTCTTGTGTAGTCATCGGTTGCATCTTGAACCACTGATTTTCCAAGTGTTTTGGAAAGACCATATTGTTTTGTTTGTGTAATACTTTGCTCAGAATGAATTTGTAAATAATCTGTATTTATTCTCTCTACTAAAACACCACCAATGTATAAATCAATATAATCAAACAATGCATGTCCAAAAGAATCTACATACCCATGATTAAATAGAATTACTGGATCCATTTCAAATTCAAAACTAATTTTTGACAATAGATCACCTTGATTTTGTGGTATTCTATATCTTAATATCTGATCAAATTTAACCGGTTTGGGTGATTCAATTTTTATATTTTGTTTTGAAAAGTGTGTATGCTTTTTATGGATTTGTGTAAAAAAACTGAATTCTGGATCATCTGTCAAGAACCTGTCTTGTTTACCGACTGATTCAATCTGAAGACGACCAGCCATTCCTACTACTAACAGTTTTTAAAATTTTAGACCAGCCAACCCACTCGCCACTCTGAGAACATTATAATTCACTGCATAAACCCTAACTTTATTGTCTTTACTTTTGGTAAAACTTTTTACTGGTGGCGATTTCCTACCCATTTGATATCTTAATAATATGGGTATATCTCCTTCACTTGCATCTGATTTTGGTAAAATATGACCATACATTTTGGGGCAGTATACGTCCATTATTTCAGGTTCTATTTCTATCGTAAACATTTGATGAATTATACGACTCATATTAACTTGTCCTGTTGGATGTGGTTTTTCCGGTTCTAAAGCAAAACTGTACATTCCAAATTCAGAAGATGTATCAAATTCAATAAAATTGTTGTGTTTAAATCTATATCTCATAGTTCTTTGTTCTGGAATATTTACATGGTGTTCAATTGCTTGATCATATACAAGGAATTCTCTATTTCCATCAAATACAACTTGATTATTAAACCTGAGTTCAGCTCTTTTTATTTCTTGAAACCTTAGTGTATTATTGTATTGTTTATATGTGTCATTTTGAACAACAAAATACATCTCTTTTACTGGGTTTTTCAAATTAAGCATAACACTCTTTTTGTTCATTGGATATGGCATATTGAATTGAGCATATTGAACTTGTGTAATAACATAATCCATGGGTCGTGTCATTAAAAATTTTCTTTCATTTTCTTCTAAGAAACCAAATGTAGCCTCTAGAGACACTGATTGAATATTTGATGTAACATCTCTACCAGTGTGATAGTTTGTTCTTTTTCCTCCAAAAATAATATCATTAAATTCTTTTAGTTTTAATCGTAATCCAACCTTTTGTCTTTTCAATGCACACATAGGTATAGAAAGTTCTGGGGCTCTAAAAAAATAGAATGGCAAATCCAAAATATAAGTGTTGAAAACATTTGAATTGTATTCTTCCATAGAAGCACCAACAATTTCATATACATCATCTAAAGCGTCATCATCAAAATTGTCAATAAAATCACCATGTCCATTAATTTTTCTTAATGAATTTTTTGTATCAGATTCACTATTATTGAGTTGTTGATGAATATAAATATATTCTCCTGGTAATCTTTCGATGAGTTGATTACCTATAATCAAATCTACATGCTCTACTAATTCTGTCATAAAGGATGGAACATATGGTAAATTAATGTTTTGAACATAAGTCATACCATCTCTACCTTTTACTGTTTCTGGGTATATATCATCTTGAATGTCATTTATTGTAACTCGGAGTGCTAAATTTTTTATCAAATCACCGTGGGAATATGGAATATCACAGAAGAGATCTTTACCAAAAGTTTGTGTTCCTGAAAAGGGTAACTCCTTCTGTTCTAATGCAAATTTAGAATGTCTCTTGTAATTCATAAAAAAATACGACATCTGAGGATTTCCAACAAACCAGGCATCTTGGACACCCTTGGCTGCGAGCTTCAGACTCATCTACTATAGTATGTGAGTAAAAAATTGATAAAAAAAACGGGATCCATTAGTAAGATGTCATCTCTTAACTTACAACTTAAAAAGTTTGACCCTAAGACAATGGGCGATGATAGAATTTGTGTATTTATTGGTAAGAGAAACACAGGAAAATCATATTTAATCAGGGACATAATGGGTTACAAAAAGCACATTCCCACTGGAATTGTTCAATCTGCAACAGAAGAATGTAACAAATTTTATGGGGATTTTGTTCCAGATCTTTTTATTTATAATGAGTTTGATAAAGAGGCAATTGAAAGGGTAATGGTACGACAGAAGAAATTAATTAAAGATCCAAAAAAGAAAAACATTGGAACATTCTTACTTATTGACGATTGTATGTATGATAATAGATTTTTGAAAGAAACAGTCATGAGAGAAATCTTCTTAAATGGTAGGCACGCTAAAATATTTTTTATGCTCTCTATGCAGTATTGTATGGACTTACCACCCGCATTAAGAGCAAATATAGACTATGTTTTTATTCTTCGGGAAAATATAGTTGCGAATCGTGAGAAATTATGGAAGAATTTCTTCGGTATATTCCCTACTTTTGACCTATTTAGTAAAACAATGGATGCCTGTACA